CGGAATTGCGATTGGTCGCCTTGACAATCTTGGGATGTTGGCGAAGGGCTGACCAAGCGGTCTGGCCAAGGGTAAGCTGGTTGGGACGCACAAGACATTCATCCAGCATGTCCGAGATTTCCTTGATCGGATCAGACGTGCCGTCGGTGAACATCGAGGTGCCCGAGAGCGCCTTGACCAGTGCGGCAGGATAGTTGGCCGCATTCGCAATCAACCCGGCAACACGAACTTCGCGGCCAAGCATGACAATGTTGGTCGCACGTTCGGTTGCGCGGTCACGCGGGTTGTATCCGGCCTGTTCGGCCTCTTCGATGGTTGGGGTATCAAGCGGAATATCAATGCCGAAATCTTCGACTTCGTCAGGCTTCTTTTTGCCTTCGTTCTCGACGCGGTTGGGTGCCGAACGTGAGCCAACATGAGTGTTCGGCACGCTGTAACCCTCAGCAAGGTCATATTCCTGCCAAGAGAATTTGCGGGCGGGAACGGTCACACGCGGCAAAACCATATCGGCAATGAGCGCATAGGTCGGGTTGCTGTATGAAATCGCAATCGCGGTCAGGGTCGGATCGACCTCAAACTGTCCGGTAGTCATAAAACGAAACTCCTGAGTGTGGGTCTGTCAATCAGCCCTGAAGGGTGGAAGGAACGATGTGAACGTCGCCGATCACACCAAGGCCGCCACTTTCAAGAGCGGTGCCGACAACGCGGACATTTGCGCCCGCAGCCGGTTCGGCCACAACAGCACGGCCATCTGCATCGCTGGTCAGCGGATCGCCAAACTCGACGTCACCGCCGAATTCGATTTTCTGGGGGCCGTCGAGGCAAACATCGATGCGCTTGTCAGCGGCATCGACACGACCGATCCCGGTGCAACCAAGCAGCTTGTCGGTCGCGGCAGTTGCCTGTTTGACAATGCCGTCAGATGCGCCAGCCGCAACAATGCGATATGGCGCAATTGCCCCGGCGCTGGTGAAGTTCTTGATGGTACCAAGGGTGCTCATTTACCGGCTTCCTTCTGGACATGACGAACAGCCTGCGAATGGCTGACCGTGATCCCTTTGGCCGACTGCTCGGAGCGATAGGCGGTTGCCGCGCTGGCCAACTGTACGGGATCGGAGAAATTGACACTCTCGCTGCCATCGGCATCGGCAGCGGAATGCTCGGAGAAATCGACGGCCTTGGGTGCAGCACCCAGAATGGCCTTAAGCGCATCGACCGGCGCAACCGCCGGGGTGCCCTCGGCAAAGCTGATTTCGCCTTCGGCATTCACGGCCAGATGCGTGACAAGGGAAACGACCTGATCTTTTTGTGCCGGCACAAGTTTGCCGTCACGGATCAAACCATCTGCAAATTCGACGGCACTGGCGCGTGCCTGCGTTTCGGCAAAACTGGCCTCACGCTTGGCAATTTCAGCCTCGCGTGCTTTCAATTCTTCATCGGTCACCGTGTCCTCCTTGGGCGTTGGTGCAGGTTTCGGAGAGGGGGAAGGTTCCGGCGTTTCGGAAAAGGCCGGTGAGGGGGTTGCCGTTTCGGCATCCGGCTGGGCAGCTTGCTCGATAGCAAAGTCGGTTTCCCAACCCGGTAGAGCCTTGTCTGCATCTTCCTGACCGAATTTCTCAATCAACAAGTCGCGCAGGCCCCGGAACATCCGGGCAATCGAACGCTGTTCGATCTCGCCAAATTCGATGGTGACAAACCCATCGTCGCTATCGTCGGCAAACTCGACCGGACGTAGGCCTTTGACGGCAGGTGGTTGCGCCCCAAGGAAACCTACATGGCGGAGATAGTATTTCCCCGGTGTCGGGTTTCCGGGCTGATTGGGCTGATAGAAGGATGCCGAGATTTTCTTGTATGCATGGTTTGCGACCAAGTCGGCGAAATCGGCATTCACCTGATGCGGGATTGCGACAAGTTCACCATCGGAGAATTCAAGTCCTTTAACCCAGCCATAGGCAGGGGCGTCGGTTTTAGGATGACCGACGACAAGCGGGCTTTCATGCAATGCCGGATCATAGACGGAAGCCGATGCCGCAAGATCGCTCTCACCAAAGGAGATCGTCTGGCCGGTCATGGCCGTATGAGTGCCGGGTTTGAAAAGGGGAATTCGCTTCACGTCGCTCTCCGTTCGTTGGAGAGGTCACTATCGCGGCATCAAAACGGGAAAATTAGTCTGAAAATTTCAGGGGAACTGCCGTTTTTTCGATGTGAAGCGAAGGGAGCGTGAATTATTTCAGGGGTAACGTCAAGTCGTTAGGGGGGATAGGCCGACAGTGTGCCCGTGCTGCTCTTCTAACGGTACTCTAACGTAGGGGAAGAAGCCGGTTGGCAACCCCCTTGCCCGAAAAGTCTTTTTGGCCGCCTACGAGCTTGTCAGTTGCAATTAGTCGACGAAGCGTCTTCGAGCTTGAAGCTGAACAGTTCGATCATCTTTGCATGTTGTGTATCGGTGGTTTGAGAAATACAGACCGCATCGTCCACTAAAAAACCGGCCTTTCGAAGTTTTCTCGCGCACGCGATCAAGTGTCCACCGGTGGTGCAGACATCGTCAAAAAGAACAGCAATTTTTGTTTCATATTCCAAGATATCGTTAGACAATCTTAAGTTAGGCTCCAATATAGCTGGAGAACGAGGCCCCCCTTCATGGGCTTTTCCGAGGTTATTTTTCCATCGTAAAGCATCTACTGTGTCTATTGTCCCGTCGGAATTTTCAGAGATATCTTTAGCAATTCCTAGCGTGTTATAATGTCCGCTACCTTCAATGGCTGAAGAGTTTGGCACCGGAACTAGAACAATTTTTTCATTGTAAATAGACTTTATTTTGTTCGCTAAATTTTTTATTACTATGTCGTAGACGATTTTCTTGTTGTTAACGCTAATTCTTGTGATTCGGTTTGTTTTAGGGTCTTTTAGGGGAATGTATCCTTTGAAATCTACACCTTTGAATATTTTTACGAGTTTATTGGCATTGTAATCAATGGCCCGCCATTTGATGTCAGAGTCATTGTTCGTTAGATATCTGCTGACAGAATGTACGTTTAGCGTCATTGAATTTCCTCAAATGGATTAGGAAATACTCGTCGTGCGACGAATAAACCTTTTATCGGTACCCCCGGAAATCTTTCAATCAAACATTGTTTTATAGCTGCATAATGAGTGCCGGTAGTAAGAACATCATCAAAAATTAGTATCTCGTTTGGGCTTGGAACTGCTTGATGTTCATCAACATAGTAGTTTTGATAGAGTTCTTGTACTGATGGCCTATTTCCTTTGTTTTCGTGTGCGCTCCTTATACTTTGACGTTGCTTTACAATCTCTCGAACATCCACGTTTACTTCTTTTCTTAGGAGCTGAAGTGTCCGATAAAGCCTGTCGTCATAGTCGGGGTCTAAAATGGAGCGAGACGGTGGTATGGGGACAATTGTACCTACTTTGAGCCATTCGTGATTAAGCGCGCCGCAAAGAAGCTCTGCACAAGTTGATATCGCCTTTTCCTTATACCCCCACTCAACGGTCCCCTTTTTCTTTGGGCTTTTTTTTAAATTTGAGATGAGGCTGTTCGTATAGCCGTAGTTGAAATTTCTACCACTTGTGTATTCAAGCAGAAACGCACATTCACCAGCATTTTGAATATGCTGGTGAATTGTGATCATACTCGCGTCGATTATCTGTGCTCTAATCTTGCTCAAGATTTGTCCAAATATCGTCAGGCGTTCTTACTCGGATTGCGCCTTTTTTCTCAAACTGCTCCGGCCATGATATGTCGCTTCTTTCGAAACAAGAATTTAGGATGAATAGCTTCCGTGTTTGATAAAGAGCATGTCTTGCTTGTGTCAAAGTACCTGACGTATCGCTCGCCTCGACGATTATTGTCGCATCCGTCAGGGCACTCATAGTTGCATTCCGCTCGGGAAAGAAACCTCGGTTTATTCGCCAGTCCTGTTGTTGATATCTTAGGATGGGAATTTGTGAGATTAGAAGATGATTGGCGGCAATTTCTTCCTGTAGTGCAGCATGTTCTTTCGGATATATATCCCCAAGTGGTGTACCCACGACGGCTATTGTTGGATAACCGAAAGAAAGAGCTGCTTTGTGGGCCGTGCCATCTACACCTGCCGCGAGGCCTGAAACTATCGTATAGCCGCGTTTGCCTAACTCCCAAACGAGCCTTTCAGTCCGCTTAATGCCATCCTCAGATACTTTACGGCTGCCCACTACTGCGACAGACTTTGTTTCTGACAGTTCCCATGCTCCTCGAAAATAAAGAAGCTCTATTGGATGACGCGCGTCTCGCAGTTTTTTGGGGTAATCGCCTGCATGGTTTATCCTCACACCGAACTGCTTGACATTGTTTCGAGCAAGTTGATCTAGAACTTTGGATGCGCATTCTTCGGCAACTTCAGGTGAGACAAAGTCAGAAGGTAGGTCGAAGGGATGGTCCCTAAATTTATCAGCAATTCTTTTAAACGAAGCTCCTTTTTCAAGCCACAGTGCCTCATATGCTCCCATCTCCAAAAACGGAGAAAGTGGTGCATCGAATGGGCTTTTTTCGGTTCGCCTGAGAAGGTTCATTTTGGACAGCACAGTATAATGATGGCTTAAGGGATTTGTCGTTAGTTCAGTCCTGCCTGTATAATTAGGGGCATTTTCTAACGCGAATCTGATTGATAAAACTCATGATATAGCAAAGATCAAGAGTGTGCCACAACGTGTGTATTCAAGGCTCAGAAGTTTGGTTGTGCTAGGGGTTGCTACCGTTGTCGAATACTCGATAGCGGTTTGGCTTGAGAGCTTTTTTTTGCAAAATTTTGACTAAACCAACTTTGTTCAACTCGATAGTAGTTCGCATACCATTAGTTCTACGGATAGTTTGAAGAAAGTCGATCTCTAAAAAAAGTTGCTCGCTTTTTTTCAATTTTGAATTGAGGGCATACATCAGTGACGAATTTTTTGTATCAATCACTATTGTCTGAACGTTTGCCAGTGCCGTGGGGAGGTTGCGAGCAATGGCTAGAGAGTCGGGCTCGCTTGTAACCTTCTTGAGATCCCTTAGTAGTTGCAAGACACCTTTGTCGTCGATTGTAATGGCTGCGTTCATGGGGGCTTGGCTGACTTTCGCAAGCTGTTTCAAGATTTGAGGTGAGAACGCACCGACAACACGTTGTTCTCCGCGCGCTTTTCCGGCAGTAACAACATCATCGAAAAATAGCCCATAGCTGTTCTGGATTTCGGCGGCGACATCCGGGTCCGATTTCAATGCCAGGGCCGCGATATCGGGCGGGGCCGAACGCAGCTTTTCGGCAAAGACCCGCCCGGCTTCTGCGCGGGTTGCCGACTTGCCGACATTGTGGCTCCAGCCCGGATCGATACCCTCGGGAACGTTAGAGGCTTCACCGGTACGGGCATTGAACCATTCACGGGTTTTTACTTCGGGATCGGGTGAGACCTCGTATCCCATGCGCTTGACCTGCCGTTCGGTCATGATCTGGATGGTGCAACGGCATCCCCAGCCGTTTGGCGGGTAATGCGTATCCCAGAAGGGATGATCCAGCGGGAGAACGGTACCATGCAGATTTGCATGTGCAGGCCGTGTCTGATCGTCCCGAACCGATACATAGCGCAAATAGACCTTTTGGCCGCTCTGCGACTGGACGCGCCCGGCCATGTCCTTGGCGCGTTTCCATTTACCTGCCGCATAGGATGCCCGCAAGTTGACATCAAAGATTGTGCGCAGCCGGTGGGGTGATCCCAACTGTACCAGACGATCCTCGCCGGTCAGGGGATCGGACATTAACTGCTTGCCCCACCAGCCCTTTGCTTGCAGCGTTGGTGTTAGGTCTTTCTTGAACTGATCAAGCGTTGTGCCGTTGCGCAAGGCATCATC